CCCTTCTACCATTGCCACTTGTAGTTCAAGAGGAAAACGGTCGGTCGCGTTACTAAGGTCAACAGACCATAGGCGTCGACCAGCCGCTGTCCAAGTTCTAACGATCTTGGACGCTTCGTCATGGCTACGTGTACCATCTTGCGGGATGGATCTCAAGAGCCTATAGAGCTCGTTGTGAAACGGCTCTAGAAGTTCTTGGATCCACCAGGTAAGGCAGTACACGACACGGGTTTTACCTGCTTTGTCAGGCAAGTAAAGTAGCCGTGCCAAGTGTAGACCTCCTTCTTTAAGGACTCGTTTTGGGAGTTGAAACCCTTCCTTCAGTTTGAGATTAATTTCTCTTTCTGTTAGAACGGCTCTTCTTACCAAATCGAACCTTTTAGAAAAGAGGCACATCTGCTTGAACAGGATCCAGGTGGTAGGACAAGCCTTCAAGGCCAGGGCATCGATCCCTGCACTGAGAAGGCTTGCACCGCCATTTGGCCCTGCACTTGTAGATGTGTGGTAGAGGTTGGGAGATTCATCAGTTGTAACTAGTTTAGTCCAATGTTTATGGGAGTAATCCCGTATCCATTGGGACCAAATAGCGACTTCTGGCTTGCTACCGGAAAACGGCTTAGTTATGGATGTAATATCCATGCTAGGCTTAACCCGGAACAATTCTACACTGGAAGTTATACTGACCGCAATTCTGCGGCTGTAAACACTTCCTTTAAGTAGTTTGTTTAGGTAAGGTAGTTTTCGGGGTATACCGTTGGAGTATGTGGACATCCACATGCTCTTGGCGGCAATCCCGGAACTATCTACACCTATAGCTGCCAGTTTAGCTGCTCCATGGAGGTCCTTTAGGACTTTCACGGTGAAGTTATAACCATGATGACCACTAAGAGTTTGGTACCAAGAATTATATTCTTGGCACGCAAAGCGTACGTCTTTTACGAGACAATAAGCTTTGGCAAGAGCTCGGATTGGTCCCCATTCAAGAACCGGTATGCCTTGGGTTCTTCGTTGTATCAACATTTTTGTTGTTGCAGTTGAAGGGCCCATTGCTCTCGCCCCCGTAAAGGGGTTGCCGAGGCACGTGGATCTAATGGGAGATAGAGGCTACTAACCTTTATCATTCTTAGTCCAAG